NATAATAATGCTTCCATATTTTTACAACTGGATAAGCATCACAATCATTGGAGTCAAGTGTATCAGTATCCCTGAAAGACTCTCTATATCGAAAAATAACTTTCAATAATCCTGGACGTGAAACAATATCAAGAGCAAAAATACCGAGTTCAGTAAGTGCTCTCCTTACTGACATATCTGTAAAATCTGCAAGGTGAACCGTCGAGAGAGCATTTGCTCTATAAAGAAATGGAACAATTCCTCTGTCATTTTTATCGAGAACAACTCCACAATATTCGCAATCTGTAACATCATTTTCTTTGTATACCATAGGAGCAACTTGACTGCCTTCATAATCAGAAAATAAATATTTTGCTTCTATATAATCCTGATAATCTGATTCAACATCTTTCCTGCCTATCCTCCAACTGTTAGTTCCTGGATTATGCATCCACCACATATCATAGCGAGTAAAAAGAGAAGAAAAGATATAATTTGTTTTATTATTTCCCGTAACGGGAACCCATGCAATACCATTTTTATCAATCCAATAACCTCGATAATATGGAATCGCAGAGCTTTGATAATAATAAAAAGCCCTCCAGTGATTGTTTGGAATGTGGAGATTTCTTGACATATTAACCACACCACCATATACGCTATTGTGTTCTTTAATAGTAGTAAAAGTAACGACATCTATATCGTATCTCCGAATCTGTAAATCGTTTATATCATACCCTCCTGGAGCATAAGTGATATGTCTAATTCCATATACATAATTCTTATTTGTATTATCAAGTTTAAAAATTGTGGCATAATCATCTGAAATAAGACCGCTCAGTATTTCACCTGAATCATAAAAGCCAAGAGTATCCACGACGCTTTCAACCAATATCGAACCGTTCCAATTAAACTTTCTCAATAAAACTCTATAAACCCCGGAAGACCTATCCTGTAAAATTATATACATATCATTGCTTGTTCCTTCCAATACTTCGGCAGTATGTACAAGATAGATATACCAATCATCATCACCAGAATAATTATTTGAAGGTGGATTTGAACCAAAATTTAAAACATAATCAGTCGTTGTCAATGCAACATTGAATCTGTAAATCTTATAAGCCCAATAACGATAGGGGTCATTCGGAGTTAAATCACATTCTGTTGGATAACCCAAAACAACCCACCATCTATTTGCAAAATGCAGAAATCTTGATAACTGATATTCCGTGTTGATTTCAACTGTAATTCGTGTTGCTGTATAAGTATCATTGTTTACATCAATCACAATTTTATAACAATAATTTTTGTCATTAAAAACATTCCCATCTACTCTTGAACGCACTCCTATAAGAAAAGTAATAACATTCGTTCCTGCATTATAGTCAATTAATTTTACCGCAGTTATAAAAGCACTGATTGCCAAATTATTGTTCGGCATAAAGAGTTTGGGTCCCAAATAAACAAAGTTCTTTTCAAGTTCTGATTCGATTTCTCTTACATCTATATCTCTTGTAATAGCTCCTGGAGTTCCTTCCTCAAGTTTGTCTATAAGATAATTTACAATGGTTTCAAGTGGGATATTCTCATACCAATAGCAAGCGTGGAATGTTCCTCCGTAATTTATTATAGGAAAATTATCAGTTTTACTTTCAGTAGGCATCTCTGAAATATCACAAGCCAAAGTTATATATTCTTCCCTTGTAGCACTGAAACAATTAAAATTACCATCAGCAGAAATCTCTTTTTTAATGCCTCCTTCATATTGTAAATAATTTTTTTCATCTTCAATAGAAAAAGATAATGTCTTTGCTCCTGTTATTGGATGTTCTCCACTAAGACCAACAAAAGAAATTCCTTTTATATTCTTAAAAGGAAAATTATTAGGGTCAGCAACCTCTTCCGCATTATACCGCTCTGCTTCTTTGAGCCATCCAATTACAGTAAGCTCAATTCTATGATGTCCTTTTCTCTCTATGGTATTATTTTTCACTTCACCATCGAACATTTCCCACCATTCCATTGAGCCACCAATCTCCATTCCCTTGTAAACTTTAGCCTGATATTTCTTACCAAGATCATCAAAAAGTCCAGAACCGTCAGCTTTATAAAATACAGGATAATCCTGTGGATCGTGAAGTGTGACTACAACTTCTGATGGAGCAAAACTGTTAAGTTTCGTTCCCTCAAGTCTATCTCTTATTTCTCCAACAGAGATAAGAAGATCGCCTTCAACAAGTTCAATGGTATTGTCAACCTGAACCTCTGTGAGTTCAACCTTTGTCTTAACCTTATTAGCTCCAGAGGAATCAGGAGCGATATGGAGTCTCTTTCTGATTTCCTGAAATGCAGTTGATGCTGCTTTCATTCTCTTTCCTCAAGTCTTTCAAGTACTTTCTCAAACAATTCAGTTTCAATTAAATCAAGTTCCTCTTGTGAAAATTCTGTAAATTGTAAAATTCTTGTGAGAGGTCCGGGTTCATAAACTTCGACTTTTGACTTCATCTTATCTATGACATCTACAAATTTATCAAATGGCGCAATGACTTCTGCTTTTGTCTTTTCACCTGCAGGTACACCAGCAGGAGTAATTATCTGTCTATTTGTTACAAACATTCCTTCCTGAGCTCCTTTGAAAAATGGAGGAGTAAAAACAAACCCCCCTTTCTCAAACATCCCTCCAAAGAATGTACCGAGAAATCCACCAAGCGGACCCGTCACTTGCATCAATGCAAGTTGAATTCCCATTTTTATAAGAGTTTTAACAAACTGTTCACCTGTCATTTCTGCATCTGTGAAGGCATTAGACATAAGCGTACCAAACTGAGATGCTGCCGTAGAAAGATCAACAAATTCTTTTCTTACTTTTTGTTCATCTTCATAAAGTTTAATCAAAGCCTCATCACCAGAAATCAATGCTTCTCTGTATCGTTCCATATATCTTGCCATCTTTTCTTCTTCCTCTTCCCATGCAGGTCTTTTAGCAACTTTTCCAGGTGCTTCTTCTGGAACAGTAGGAGGAGCAGGAGGAATGGGAGGTGGGATTCCTGTTGCTTCGATTTTTTTCTCTATAAGCCTTTCGTATTCTTTTCTCAATTCTTCAACTGCTTCATTCTCTTTATTGTTAACTAATATTAATTCTGAAGTCAATTTTTCCATCTCTGTCGTTGCTTTAGTAACATAACCTTCCCATTCTTTTCCCTGTGTATCAAAAAAATCACCCTGTGCTCTTATTGCATCACCTAATTTTGTCTTGAAAATCGTATCAATAACATTCGCAATTGTCTCTCCATATTTTCTAAAAATAAGACTTCCCCATTTAAGTTGTCCAAACATCTCTTGCATAACCCTACTTAACACAGCAACCAAGCCCCAAAAAACAATTTTCACTCTGGTTATTGCTGCACGTATTTTGAAAGCTCCCCTCATGGTGATTATTGCAAGCTCCGCACCTGCTTTGGAAGCTTCTTCTGAATTGTCTGCTATTTTTTTAATTCCTGGCAAGAGAATATCTATATGTTCTTTCATTATGTTGAATGATTTTGTCATGAGCCTTGCATACATTGAGATAACAGGAGCAATTCTTTCCCCGAGTTCCTCCCTTATATTCTGAAGTGCATTTTGGAATTGCTTAATTGCTCCTTCTGTGGTAGTTGCTGCTGCTTCTGCCACACCTCCAAATTCTACTGCAAGTTCATCCAAGATAACCCTCTGAGCACTCATAATATCATTTGCTTCCATAAAACCTGCAATTGTTTTCTTCTGTTCTTCTGTGAAGGATATTCCTATTCTCCTTAATCTGCCAACACCACGTATCGGATCGTTGAGAGCTGTTCCAAGCTGAATGACAGATTGTTGAAGATCCTGCCCGAACATTGTTGACATATCCATTGCTGCCTTGATAGCATCCGGGAAAACTTCCTTTCCAATTTGTGTGAACGTTACCAAAAGCCCCTGTGCTGATATTACTTGTTGATCAGTGTATGTTGTCAAATTTTGCATCTCTTGAGCCATGTTGAGCATTTCCTCAGTAGTGATCCCGACTTGATTGCCTGTTGCCTTCAGAGCTGCATCGAGTTTCTTCTCAGCTATCTCCTGTTGACTATAAGCAGTAACAAGGCTCTTAGTTACCTTGACAACTGCATAAGTTATCCCTGCTATTGCAGCAGTAACACCAAGAAAAGCAGTCTTTATAGCTTTTAACTGTTTTTCAGAAAGCGATCTTGAAGTAGTAAGCTCTTTCTGAAACTGCCCTGCTTTTAATTTGAGTTCACCGTATATTTCTCCGAGCTTCATCTTTTAGGTTTATACCTCTTGTATTTATCCTTTCTTCTTGAATGAAGAAGGACGTTCTCTCCATGCTCAGTAACGTCTCTTTTCTGAGGTTTTCCTTTTGCGATCCTGATGCGTTTCATTATGGATTCTCCAAGGTCGTAGTACTCATCCCATGGCATCACCATCAGGTCTGCTTTAGTTATCCCTTCTTTGATAAATATGAGTTCTACGTCTTTTTCGGTCGTTGTGTAGATAGGCTGAATATGCTGTCGAGAATGGATCGCAAAAGTTTCGTAAAAAAACCCGCATTCACCTCCAGCGCTGAAGGGAATAAATCCATACAAACCTCAGCATCGAGGTTTTCGAGCTTTTCTTTACCTTCCGGAGAATCTGGATCTATTCTGAGACTCGCGGGTACGATTTCCATTATGGCATCACCATGAGCCCCGAAGACTTCTTCAGCATTGTCAAGAACGCTCTTACATGCTGCATCGAGAATCTCTTTAGTCATCTTCTCAGGGTTCAGCTTGCTGAAACCTCCTGCTTTATGAAGATGCTTTATGAATTTTCCGTAACCTCTCGCGACCTTAGCAATGGAGGGATAAAGAAATTTCTGAGCGACAAGTGTGCTGTCTCTCTCTTGCATTTACCCTCCTTTTTATGATTGTCCAAATTTCGTAGTTCCATGCTCCTGTCCGGTCTCGGATGCTTTTCTAAGCGACCTGATGGTGATTTCAAGAGTTCTGGGATCTTCTGAATCCTGAACATCAGCAACCTCAGCAACATAACCAAGTGGAACCTCAACGATAAACTCATTGGTTGCATCAGCCATAGTATGAACATATTTGAATTTCCCTTTGGTGTTGAGTTTGTTCTGCGAGTGCTTGATAACTTTGTAATCCTGCGTGGTGTATTTGTAGCTGAAATATACATCCTGACCGTCAGTGATATTTCCACCGATAATCCTTGCAGCTCTGCCGAGTGCATAGTCAAAATAGAAGTCAGTTCCTTCGATAGACTGCGTTCCTGTCTTTGCTGCAGCTGACCAACAAACTACTGCTGAGTTAGGAGCTTTTGCTCCTCCTCCGTGCAGAAGTGCATGCCATCCTGTTGCAAGAGTATGATCACCATCCATTGAGACTATTTCGTCAACAACTTCTGCTGAGACACCTGCTGCCTCATCAACTGCACTCTCACCACGTGCAAACTCTGAATTCTGGTAATGAACTCTATCAGTACGTATCTTCACGAATCTTGCAATCCTGAATTGTTTCACATCATCAGCCTGCCCATATTTGAAATTCTTGGTCTCATACGTTCTGACATCATCTCCCCATGAGATGAGTTCCACGTTTCCAAAGAGTCTATAACCAGGATAACTTTCTCTTGCAGGATCAAAATAGAAATCACCTGTAAACACTTCTCTAAAAAGTTCGTCAAGTTGGCTCATTGTTTCCTCCCTCCTTTCAGCTCATGGATCTCTTTGTTGACTTTCACAAGTTGCTCCCAGAGCTTGTGTCTTTTCTTCATTAACTCGAGTCGCTTCTTTTCAAGCTCCTCAAGCCTTTTCTCTCTGTCCATATTACCTCCTATCTCTCTAAGGTTGAGTAGAACCCCAGGAAAGACGCTTCTATTTGAACGAATCTGATTGTATGCTTCACAGTGCCAAGCCCTGGAATGTTTCTCATGTAAACTGTATTACCGAATTCTATCTTGCGACATGTTTTGTTAAGATGATATGGAGATGCAGTAAGTGTATCTTTGATTGTCTTCTCCCACTCGAGAACTCCTTTTCTACCTGTAATTCCAAGTACTCCACTCTGCTTTTTGAATTGTCTGAACATAACCAGAATTACAACGTTGAAACTTTCAAATGCATAGTTACCTCCTCTTCCTGCACTATCATAGCTCTTTTTAATTGGCTCACTGAGGTCTGGTTCACACATAATAACCGCATCCTTATTAATTGGTACGCTATCAAAATCAACAAACTCTTTATAGACTTTCTTGAGTTCAGTTGTATCTTTGAGTGCATTGAATCGTGATAACATTTCTGTATATACTTCTGTCTTGGTCAATCTTTCAGCTCCATATAAACTTTTCTACCAATTACCTGTCTCAAACGTTTCGCAGTTTCTCTCATGCTTGACTTGATATAATATTTTGCCTTAATCGCAAATGCAGGTATAGTAACACTCCTGACAATTATTTTTTCTCCCCCGATATAGAAACGCAATGCTTTTGCTCTCACAGGGACAATCGTTATAGGTTTCTGGGGACCACCGAGTTCGTGGATACGAGCATATTTAACATTAGAGCCAACACGACCGATAATGTTAAACCCTTTTCCTATCACTTCTTTTGTAATACTCGAACGTAATAAATTTGACCTGACTTTCAATAATTGCCCTGAGAGTTTGTATTTGACAATGTAACCTCTTAACAGTTCCGTTGCCATAAACATTGCCATACGAGAAGCATCTGGAACCTTCTTCTCAATCTTCTTAATGTTAGATAGAAACCTTTGAGTTCCAACAAGCTTAAAAACCGCTTTCATACAGTATACCTCTTGTATTTTGCAAATACCATATCAATAGATTTCTGAGAAAACTTTTTTGCTTCCCCTTCTTCTTCTAATACATTAAAAGTTGCACTGAAAGTGTTTGCACATTGTTTGAGAATTGCAAGTTTGAGGTCTCCTGGAATATTATCAGCAGTGAAACCGTGAGTATATTTAACTTCTATGTTCTGTATTCCTTCTGGAAAATATCCCGCTCTTTTTATAATCTCTCCTATTAATTTGAAAGCATATTCGTCAGGGTAAGTAAGTTCTTCTTCATAAGTCCCGTCTGCATCATAGTCGATTTTCACATGCGCAACTGCAGTAACAAAACCGTTCTTAAGAATAATTATATTGTCTCTTTCACCATCATAATACTCAGTAATTTCTTCCTGCTCAAGCTTCTGGTTGACATACTTATCGAGTGTGGCAAGTTCTCCATCGAGGATATCTTTAAGTAAAGAATTGTCTTCGCTCTCTGTGTAGTGAATGAATTTCTTCAGGTCTTTAAGGTTTACCAATCCCATATCAACTCCTGCTGATTAAGGTTAACATCATCCCTTGTTAGCACCAAAGTCTTTAGGAGTAATAACATTCTTAAAAAAGCTACCTTTGGTTATTTTTTTTTACTCTCTTCCTCAATCATTTCCTTTGAAGTGGGTCCGTCTTCAAGTTCTTCAAGGTCTTTCCCGGAATCATCAAAAACCTTTTTTTCCACTCTTACAATTTCACCCTTTGGAACACTATAAGGAAGTCCGCTTTTCCCTGTTGGAATATAAAGACCTCTTTGTGTTTTCACTCGAACCATGCCCTTGTGATGATACTTGCTCTCTTCCTCTATTGGTGGTTCTTCTTTCTTTCCCTCTTCTTCCTTCTTCTGGTTGTCAGGGGATTTATTCTCTGGAGGAGTCTCTGGTTCAGCGTTTTTTCTTGCTTCTTCTTCAGCTTTCCGTTTTGCTTCCTCCTCCTTTTTCTTCTTTGTAGCCTCACGTGCTTTCTTTGACATAATCATAATTTCTCCTTTTTACAAAAGGGGCAGGAGTTTAACCTACCCCTTTAAGATGAACAAACAGGACCTACTTTTCTTTTAACCAGTATTTACGATAACCAATATAGGTTTTCACAATCGTACTTACTCCATTCCCAGCATTCCCTAAAATAATTATTTTTTCCCATTCAAACCATTTACTTATAAATTCAGATGCGTATGGTGTCATTATATAATCATCTACAGTATGGTTTGCTGCAACAGCTTGAGCGTCTGTCCAAGGTCCCGATGTTGAATCAACTCCCCAGTAAGCATCTATTTTCAAATCAACACTATCATTTGCTTGGTTAGTGCTAAAACCCATTTGCCAATATGAACTATCGGGAAAAACTCTATGAGTTTGAGTATAAAGCGTGCATGCAGCTTGATCTGTTAGTGTATCCGTGCTGATAAGCTCCCAGTGAGTGTATGCTCTTGCTCCTTCAACCTGTGGTGCAAAGAATGAAAAGATAAATAACAGAGCAAGTATAAAGGGAAATATTCGTTTCACGTCTTCCTCCTTTGTTTTAAGTGTTATTATTAAATCCTCCTTTCTTTCAAATTGTTTATGCGTGTGTTTTGAGAACGCTGATTCCTTTTGGAAGCATAATCTCGATGTCAACCCTCTCAACAAACCTTAAAGCCTGCAAGTCATAGACTGCAAGATTAACGTCTGAGATTGTTGCCTCAGTCAGCAATTTAACTGCCATTGCCTGACGGTCTCCAAAAGCTACACAATTCTTGAGGTTGCCAAAAACCATAAATGGAGTGTCAGTTGCATCAGCTGCATTCCCCGGAAGCTTCGACGATTTAATGAAAGGATAACCTACCAGTTGAGGAGGCTCTCCTGCATTTGCAGGCTGAAGTATAGGTCTACCCTGCAAGTCTTCCTGCTCTCTGAGCCATCTGAGAATGTTCTTGTTGAGATAGAAACTTCCTCCCTCATCACTTTCACAATCCACAGCATCAGCCAGTGCAAGAAGATGTTTGTAAGTGATGTCTTCGAAGCTTGTTTGTCCCGCATCCATTGGAACTGTATAAACATTGGTGTCATTGAGGATTCCTACACCTGCTCCACCACAAACACCAGTGCCTGCTCCGCTCCATAATGCAGCATCTTCCCCTGCCATCATTGCACGTCCTGTGAGTCTAACCAGAAGAGCAATCAATGGAGGAGTGGCATCTGCAAGAACCTCTTCACTGAAAGGAATCAAAGCAATCTGCTTTTCAGGTTTGAGTGCTTTCTGGTCAAAGGTGGGTTTACTCTCAGTTTTCTTTGCCTTTTCTCCGATCCAATAAGTTGTGGGAAGCCCCGTTATGGAATTGAGTTTCATTTCCTGCCGAGCTACGGGAACGTTTAAGCATTCTCTTCTTGCTACACCATAGGCACATATAATCTCGAAAATCCCGACGTAATACTCCAGAGGTACAAGATATTGACCTTCAGCTCCAACTGTCTCATTTAGATATGTAGTGAGTGCTTTTTTCTCTATATCATCTCCATACATACCATAGAAATGCTTGAAGTATGCATCATGTTGCTCCTCATTGATCTCTTTCAACTTCGTTTGGTTGCCTTGAGCAAGTGCTCTCATGAAACGTGATGCCTGAATATATTTTGTTTCCTTTCTTCCCTGGAGATCGTCAACATTCACGTTCTTAATAGCTTCATGCTTCTCCAAGAGTTCCTTTATCTCTGGTTGCTCAAAGAATGATTTACTCACTCCAGGAACCAGAGAAGCGATAAGCTCCTCTTTATTTTTGAATTTCATGCTCATTACTGCTCCTTTGTTTCAGGTTCATTGTCAACTTTTCCCAGAACGTTCTTCCTGAAGCCTCTAATGACTTCCTCTCCGATTTTCTCACCGATTTCTTTTGCGTCTTCTTCAGTGAGGTCAGAAAGGTCGATTTCATCTGACTTCTCTGGTTCTTCACTCTGAGAACTTTTATCATCATCCTCGAAGTCGAGGTCGATTTCCTTCTCCTTCTCTTTCTTCTGCTTGTCAAACTCTTCAAGTGCTTCCAGAAGCCCTATCTCTTCTTTAATCACTTTAATTGCAATCTCCTCTCCGATGAGTTCTATGAGGTCCTTTCCTATTTTTTCTTCATCTGATGTTTCTCCTCCAAATTCCTTTCCTGCAGGCTCAAAACTGATAAATTTAATATTGTTATCTTTGAGCCATTTTTTAGCAGCAATAACAGTCCAATCTTTGGTTGGAAATCTTAAAGCCTGGGGAATTGGATTATCAGCAGGTTTGTCTCTTCCTTTAATTTTTCCCCATATCACTGCAACTGTATTAGGAACTTTTATTCTCCCATAAATAGTTCCATCTTTTTTTCTCCGAAATGTTTCAGGATTAAATTTTTTCGGATCTTGAAGGCGTGCCGAATGTTCATTAGGAAAAGGTTTTTCTTCTGATATGAATTTTACATCTTCATCAGATAAAAGCTCTCCAAATTCTATATCCATATCTGTCTTATCCTCTTGAGGTTCAGGCTCATCTTCTTTGCTCTCTGGTTCTTCCTCAAAGTCTGCACCGTTAATGAATGTCTTATATTGAATAAGTGGATCTTTCTCTTCCAAAAGCTCATTGAAATCTTTATATATTATGTCTGGAATTCGTCCTTTTGCATAAGCATCTGAAAGTGCATTTGGATTAGCTCCAACTGTTACACTCGAACCCTCAAGAAGCTCCCAGCTCTCATGAACTCTGCTGACACCATTTTTCTTTTCCTTATCAGTTAGCTCCTCTCCATCCCTCATTATTTTTGGATCAAACCCGATTGATATACCATTAAGGAACTTCACTTTCTTCCCTTCGGGATGAGTATGCATCCAATGAATTGACATTGAAAATTCATTGTCCATAAAGAGAATTTTCCCTCGCAATTTCCTTTCTATAATTCTAACCCATTGATATAAACCAAGCGGTGGTAAATGTTCTTTCATATTATGCATCCAAAGATGAGGAGCGTTCTTTCCCACAAAGTTTTTCAAAATTACTCCATCGATGTTCATTATCTCATCGTATCTGTCCTGAGTTCTATCAGAGAGCGTAACTATAAGCGACCTTTCCTTCTCTGAAACATCAGAGATTTTGCAACCTTCTTTATAAAAATAATGAAATAGTTTTCCCATTATTTCACCTCCTTATTGCTCATATTCAATTACTTTCCCTTTCACGCTATCCCCTCCAGCTTCAATACTATCTTCCATCATAAATGAGCCATATGTTGTTTTCCAATTTGTTACTGTTAAAATCTTATTAAGTGTGTCTCCAATTAGAACCGTTGTATCCAGAAGTGTTTCTGGTTTCATATAATCTAAATCATGCCCATAATACCAGATATATCGGACACTTCCTGTATCTCCAAAAAACACTAACCATACTTGTATTTGAACCCCTTGCTCTAAACCTCCTATAATCAGAGTGCTATCCCGGAAGGAGTCTGCAGTTCTTTGAGTAAGAACTGTATCACTATCAGAAACAAAGAGGTCAATTAGAACTCTCCTTTTGTAAGAAGTCTTGGCAACAGTAATAACAGAGAGCAACATTGCCAATAAGATAAAACCGATAAAAATATACTTCTTCATTCTACCTCCTTATTTTGCTATACAGGGAATAATTACACACCTGCAGTTTGGCTCACTTGGATATTCCTCACCAGTGCCTGAGAAAGTATCGTTTAGCCCGATACATCCATCCAGTTCATTGTCCATATGGGATTGTCTTGTTGGTGGCACACCATCCCCTGCAGTTATCCATTCTTTCTTCTCAATATTAGCCTGTCGCATTGATTCTAAATGCCCGAAGTTATTCGCAGTGTTTACTTCTGTCCTGGCAATAAGAAAGCTCCTTGGTCCTGTTGCCTTATCAAAAACATATTCCACACGTCCACTCAGCTCTTTAATCGTTTCACCATTAAGAAGTCCTTGCTCAAGAGAAGCCTTCAGATCCTTAAACGTTGTCCTGTTGATATTCTTAATAAGCATTTCTCTACTTTTGAAATATTCCTGAACAAATGGAGAAGTAATGTCAAAAGAAATGCCAAGGTCAAAGTCTTCAATGAGTGTCTCTGCTCCATTTGTAATTGAAAGCTCAAGAAGTCTATTCATCATTAAGAGAAGCTCAGTGTCCCATTCTGAAGTTGCAAACATATAAAGGTCAATTTGTTTATAACTCTTATGGTATTTTTTTAGATTAGCAAGCACTCTCTTCTTCTGCCTTGTAAAATAATCTCCGAGTTTAGAAATCATTAATCGTTCTTCACCTGCTGTGCGTCTGATATAATATTTCCAATATGCTTTCTTCCATTCTTGAACGTTCCCTATTTGTTTAAGTGATTTTATGTCCATAAAGAAATAGCCTTTACCATCTTTTTCCTCTACAGGAGGAGCTAAACCTATTTGTAACATATTGATAGGTAGAAAAGCATCTTTTCCATATGGTTTCGGTTCAAGCCCTCTACGGTCTCTAACTTCATTGATTGTTATAACTGCATGTTTCATATCCTGGTCTTCCTGTTTTAATAGGAATTCTTTATCTCTTGGAATGACGTTCTCTGATTTAATAACAAGAGTATCATCATACCATTGAATAACTTTTGACATGTACTCATCCCTGCATCTCAATCGCGGAGCTATTGTATTTGACTGATAGCTATGCTCAAGCTCATGAGCATTTGAACGGTTGACATCTTTAACCTTTCCGAGTTTGTAAGGAGGAACGCTAAAGATGCTACATATTTTCTCCATACTAAATTCTTGACTGTTTATAAATTCCATATCTTTTGGGGATAGAGTTATTGTAGCATACTTTGCTCCAGAGCCAAGCACTGCAATACCACCTGCTTTCTCAATGCCCTGATGTTGTTTTCTCCAGTTCGCAGCAATTCTTTTACCTTCATCTTCATCTATCTCTTGCTCAGTTGTTATCACTCCGTCCGGTCGAGCCTTATTAGCAAATAAAGAGAGCCCAAACATCTCCATATAAAAGTCTTTATTTATCCCATGCCTTGCAGCCTCTACAGGACCCATTCCCCTGTTCATATCTGCAATGTTAGGATATTCAAAGTGAAGGATTTCATCCTTTGTAAACGTCATACTATCTCTACCATTGAAATAATCATACTGGATTATCCCTTTTTCTATTCTTATATTAACTCGATTAGATGGAAGAAGGTAAAGTTGAAAAGGTCTTTTAAGCAGAGTTCGAGGAAGATACCAGAATGAGTTCCCTGTTGCATCAAGAAAAGCCTGAGTAAGAAACATAATCTTCCAGGGAAGCATATAAGGATTAGGATGCTTAAACAACTTATAGAAAGGATGTTGTTCAACAAGAGAGAGTTCCTTTCCTTTCTCTTTATAAATATACCATGGAACCTTGCTAACATCGAAGGCGAGAACGTTAATGCAAGCATAAACCCATCCCATATTACTTTTAACCATACTCTCATAATCGCCTGCTTTAACTTTCCCGTGCCTTTCCCAATCAACTAATTGCTCAAACGTTAATACACCTTTGTATACTGCAGGAACTTCACCCTTTGTTTGCTGTTGCTGTCCGGGGAATAGAAAAGAATATAAACCTTGCCTTATATTTCTTTTAACCGTTTCCAACATTATAACCTCTCTTAGCCAAAATAAATCTGTGCTTTGCCTTTGCCTTTAGTTATACTAAGAAGCCCCTCGAGTGCATCCGGTCCGTCATCGTGAGTTGTAATTGGAAAGTTCTCAAGCTGATGCATAAGTAGTGGATAAGCCAGTTGGTAGTCATCTCTAAAGTAAACATATTGCTTGACCATTGGTTCTGAAGCCTCAATCCGCACCTGTTTATTCTTTGTCTGGTTTATTTTGTAAAGCTTGATATATGAACGTTCTTTTGCTGAGAACTCCTCAATGTATTTCTTTAAGAGTCCTCTGAACATATTAGTCTCAATCCCAAACTTCTTGAATTTGTATCTTCTCTGAGCATCCATAATGGTAGAAATCTGTCTTGTTGGAGGTATACGCACCATCTTACATTCCAGAATATAAACATATCCATTCTTTGGCACTGCTGCAATAATGATGCATACATAATCGCTTCCTGCCCCTCCAAGAGATGGATCTATGAAACCATAGAAATCAATATGCTTCTTGCTGTTAATATATTCTTGCTCAAACTTATTATAATTGAAAAGTTTAAGGTCTTTTATAGGAAATATCTGTGTGCCTTCGGCTAACGGATCGTTCAAATAGTTACAAGCGTATACCACCATTCCAACAAGGATTTCTTTAAGTTTCAAGTCTTCCACTGAATAAACACTTGGGAAGTTACTCTCACCGTCTTTGTTAAGAGCTGACTGACAGGTGACTCTATACTGAGGTTTATTTTCTGCTTTAAGTTCTTTATTAAGCTTATTGATTATAAAGTGATAAAGGTCGTCAGAGTGCCATCGAGTGCCTACAAGATGTATCTCTCCGTTCTCTGTAAGCAAGCTTGGAAGTTCTTTAAAGCGTTCTATCTTCATCTTGCGAGTTGCCTCACTCTCTCTATCTTTTCTCACTACAAGATCATCTCCTATTATAATATCATAATGCTTTGAGGTAATGGTTGAGTCTAAACCTTTAGCTGTGAGACTGCCTTCAGAGTATTTCGATTTCCGAGGTTTAATAACAATTTCAGATTCGCTCCATTTCTCACTAACCCAGTCACCAAAGTAATACCTGAAACGTTCATTGCGTTCACAGTGTATCTTTGCTTCCCTTAGAAATCCTTTTGAATTATCAGCAAGGTCACTTAAAAGTAAAATTCTAAGGTCTGGATTTTTCGTAAGTCTCCAGAGTGCATATCCTTTGGTTCTAACAGTAGTCTTATATGTAATACGTGGAGCTAATGAGAGTGAAAGATTAATACCTTCTTTAAGCATATACTCGAGATCCCAGCACCATTCCTGATGCTCGGGTCCAAGGTCTTTATATCCAAGTATTTCCTTCTCAAAGAAAAAGAGATTATTAAGAGTTTCGTGCTTAATGCAGAGGTCTTTTTCGTACCGAGTGAGTTTCTTATTTTTTAACAAGTTCAGAGAAAAGTTCATTAGTCTCCTTCTCGGTCATTTCTGCTACAACTTCTTTTACCTCTTTTACTATTTTGATATGTTGCACTGTCTTCCATTTTTCAGGCATACGATTAAATAGCCATACACAGATTGCTCCAAGTTTCCCCTTTTTTGCTTGAATATAAAGAGATGCTTCAACCTGTAAATCAGCAATATTCTTAACTTTTTTTATAATGTCGGATAACATTGCAATCTTTCCTTTTTCATTCAACACATTTTTATAAAAGATTGTGTAACCACAACGGTCTTTAAAAGTTGTATAAGGCTCTTTTAAAGCATCTGCAATCATTTTATCCGTAGTTCCCATTTCATAGAAAGTGAGAATTAAATTTTGCTCTCTTTCTGTGTAAGGTTGTCTTGATTTAGCCAATTTTAACCGCCTTCTTGTTTGTATATGCTTCCCATCGGTCAATAATAACTTGACAATAAATCGGGTCAATTTCTAATCCATAACAGATGCGGTCAGTTTTTTCACTTGCAATTAAAGAGGTTCCCGAACCTAAAAATAAATCCAGAATTATATCTTCTCTTTGAGAAAAGTTTTGAATTAAATCCATTATCAAATTAACTGGTTTCGGGCAAGGATGATTAACTTTTTGTCTTCTTAAATTATATTCAAAAATATCATCCGTTCGATGTGGTCTTATTTTTTTAGTTATATAAAATAGAATCATTTCCCATCGACTCAAATAAAAAATAGGGGTGGGGGTTTGACAATTTCGTTTTATCCAGCAACCAATCCAAGTAGGCTGTTCAATAACAAAATAAGGGGCAGATTTTTTTTCGCCGATTGATAGAGCAATATTTATAGCATATTTCTTGAGTAAGAAAAACCAAGATTTTATAAATTCTAAATGCTCATTAAATTTCTTATTATCTTGATATGTATTATATTTATAACCAACATTATAGGGAGGGTCACAATATGAAAAAGATGCTTTCTTGCCATACATTAACCTCTCAACATCCTCTTTCTTTGTTGCATCACCACATAAGAGCTTATGATTGCCAAGTTCAAACATATCACCCAGTTTGATTTTAGTTTTACGAACTTTGGGAACTTCATCATCTTTTTCGTTCTCAGGAGCGAACCTATCAAGTATATTTCCCAAGTCAATATCGGGGACTTTCAAATCCACCTTAAAGTTTTCAAGGTCAATGTCATCTTTGAAAGGGAATACCAATTCGGCAAGTGCCTGGTCATCATAATATCCTGAACGGTCATTGTCGCTCAAAGAAACTTTTATTTTTTCCGCTTTATTCTTGAACTGTAAAATCCAGCAATCCGCTTTATTGATTCCGAGTTCTTTCAAAGCCCGAAGTCTCATATTTCCACCAATCACATCATACCCTTTCCCGTTTTTGCAAACTAAAAGAGGCTTATAAATCCCGAACTCTTGAATTTGACTTTTGAGACGCTCAAAATCCTTCTTCTGAATACTGCGAGGATTATCCTTCCAGTTCTTTAACTGAGATATTTTAAGTTCAGCATTTTTCTCGATAACTTTCATTTGCGTTTTTCTCCCATATAGTAACTATATAATAGGATTGAAATATTTTGTCAAGAACTTTTTTTTGAAATGTAAATTAGTGGAAAGATAAAGTATGGTATAGAAAGAACTTAAAAGGGGAAAAAAATAAAGGAGTCAGACAGTGATTTCTGACTCCTGTTTCTCACTGGAAAGCACTTTTTTATTTCAGCAGTTTTTTTCTTCTGGAATAACTATATGACATCTACAAGAATATCCCGAAGGTGGAAATTCCCACAGAGTGTAATAATGTCTTTCATCACTTCTTTCCCATTTCGTTTTCCCTCCAAGCCAACGGTTGAGTTTGTAACAGAAATAATATATGAGCCATTTGAGTTTATAGAGTTTCATAATTCTCCTTTGAAAGATTTTTTATAAATTTAATAGATACATTTTTCATATCTGTAATTGCTCCATATTCTGTGGGATAAATCATTTTAGATACATAATCCACAATAAAATCTACTCCCTCGATATATTCCATTCCAGTTTTTGAGTCTATTAAACGAATTGCATCCATTACTGGGCTAATCAATTTTCCAGTTTGGTCTTTAATGATAATACTTTTAAGAGGTAACTTATTCTTTTGCTTTTTAGAAATTGAAAAAAGTAATGGAGCTCCACAATTAACACAATGATTGTTTATGTCAAACACTGCAACCGTGCCACAAAATTCACACTTCATTTTACCTCCACAAGTAAAAATTTCTGAACAATTCGAGTTTTAAGTTCGATAGGTTTTCCAACTTTTCTAAATACAAATGCCTGAATATGAGATTTTATTTCTGCATCCCTTTCTTCAGGAGTTGGCATTCTTTCACCTTTCTCATACCACAGAGATTCAAGGTTGTTCAAAAAAGGTATTTCAAAAGTGCCTATTAATTTTTTAAGTGTTATCCGCATCCAATATCTTTCAAAATTCCCGATATAAAATTCACCTATCAATATTTTCTTTCTCATTTTCTCCTCCCTGCAAGTTTTAATATTCTCTTATCAAACTGTTTCTTTGTTATCACTTCTCTCTTTCCGCTCTTTGTCATACATCCACAAACAATATAGAAAGTATTGAGTGCGCTCGTCTTTCTTCCAATCACTCCTTTATTTTTACATTTCAAACAGGGAACTATTTTCGAGGGAAGTTTAACTATCATTGAAAATCTCCAGAATATCTTCTATTGTAATCTCAAAGAATTGTTGTAAAAGTTCAGCATATAAACCAGATGTTATACGTCCACTCTTAAAATAAGTCAAATATTGCAAATGCTTGTCTTCAAAACGTGCTAAAATCAAACGTAGTTTTTCCTCTTGCTTCCCTTTTGGTAATACATATTTTCGTATTTGCTTTTCCACTTCATAAGATGTTGAGAACTGACAATATTCACAGATAAGTAATTCTCCAGGATTGTTTGCATAATAATCAAATAAAACAGTGGATGTTCCAACGTATCCGCATTTTGAGCACTTACAGAATGCTCCATAAGGCACTCCATTTTCAAACCAATCATCAGGAGCATGCACATAAGGATTTTCAATCGTTCCTATTTTCATTTCGTAACTCCTATATTTTTAATCGTGTTGTTGCTTCCGTATATATATCGAGGGTTTGCTTCGAGCATCTTTGAAGTATCTATCTTGGTTGATCCACACTTCGGACAGATAACATCATGTGAGTGATCAAGAGAAAAATGAAACTCAGTACAATTCCCCGAAAACCCACAGGCATTACATTTCATTCTTGGTCTTTTTGACATATTCTTTCTCCTTACTACAAGCGGAGGCAATGTAACCCCCGCTTGTACCGCTAACTTAATAAGTGGTGAAAAGTGTATGTTCATATAGGAGTCTTTAAGAGCGACTCCGCATAATACCCTCCTTTCGTTGAATCGAAATCGAGAGTCTATCTTTTTCACCTCCTTCCTTAATCACTTCTTCTTTGTTGCCTTCTTTCCCGGAATCTCTTTTTTCAGAGGAGTCGCTTTCCTTTCCTTGCTCTCCTTCTTCCTCTGGTCATCGAAAAGGTCAGGTTGAATTGTCTTAACCTCTGCCCATATTTTGTATTTTGCGTTTTCAACCTTTTGCTTGAAAACTTTTACAGTGCATCTTTTATGACAGTGCGGGCATTCGATTTCAACATCCGACATCTTTTTTGGAACTTTCTCTTCGTCTGGCATATTTTCACCTCCTTTGTTTTATTTGTTTGCCTCATAAAATGCTTGTGCGAATCCTGATGGAGTTATACTTCTGGCTCTTGTATCACTTCTTAATTGTATTGGAATATTTCCTTTTTGCTTTAATTTTGGTAACTTTCTCCTGTTAGTTGGATGTCCATAATCATTTTTAATTAAATCTTTTAGTAAACTGTTTTTAATATCACTTATGATTTTTTTGGGAATATTGAAATATCCCCATAAGTCAGTCTTTTTTGAATATAAATCTCCATATTCATAAGGTTGAAATGTAAAAAATGGTTTACCTAAAAATTGCCTTAAAAAACCAGTTGGTTTTTCTAATACCCAAAAAGCAAGTTTATTTTTATATCTACATTCCCAAATTATATTCAAACAAGCAATTACAGTTTTCATACCCTTCCTTAAATCACGTGGAGTTTTGGCTCTTGTTCTTGCTATAGAAAAATGAGTGCAAGGCGGGGCTGATAAAATACCATAAACATTTTCAGGCGGTTTGTAAGTCCGTACATCGTAACCAGGTAAGGTTATATTTCTCACATCGTAACCATTGTCTTTGTATGGCTTACTCCAGGCACCAGTGCCACCACATAAATCAAGTATGATTTTAAGTATTGCTTTTTTGTGATACCCTACAGCATTTTCTAACCACGCCATATCTTTGGTTAATTCAACTGTGTAGAAATGACCGCCTACTTTAACTTTGTCTGGTATGATTATTTTCATTTATCTCCTTTTTCAAAACGGGCGACGCCCGCTCAGTCCAACTAAGAACAGAATTACAAAGAGAAACAATATTAAAATAAAATATTTCATCTATGCCTCCTTATCATTATATACTCCAAAATGAAAAACTATCACATCTGTTTTACCGTACATTTTCAGGAAAACTCCATCCGATAGCATTTTCGGGAATTTTTGTTAATATAACAAAAGTATGTTGCGGGCATTCTTTTATAATATCAAATATAAACCGTTGCCACTTCTGTAATATATCAGGATGGAATAATTCGATAGTGCTACAAACAAATATCTTAGAGGGTTTTTTAAGTTTCAATGGCTCAAGTAATTCTTTTTCATCCAATCTTATTTTCGGATTCCACTTGAAACGTTTATACATCCGCCTTGCGTAACAATAGGGTTTACCTTGTAAGTCTTTACAGTTTACAGAACATAATCCCTTAAGCGGATTCCAAGTATAATCTGTCCATTCAATATCATTTTTCCCTTGTTTGTTCATCTCATTTTTCTCATTTCAATTTTCAAGGCTCGGTTGGCAGTTGGTCTGCAACAATTTGAGGGGCAGTTTTTACGGGAATCGAACCCTACCCTCGCTACCATCCAGAATTGTTTGGCTACCATGCCACAACCGAGCCATTTCATTTTTATTTTATACTTCCATCTTCGATGTAAATTCCTACTTTACCTGTGTCATCTACCACTTCAAGCCACACCTGGAAGTCGTTCTTTTCTGCCATCTCCTCAATAATTTTCATACTGTCTTTATCGAGGAGCGAGCCATCAGTTATCCTGATCACTCTAATCTGAGGATTGAGAGCCATGGCGATAGCCATTGAAATCTTCAGTTTCTCACTATCAGAAACTTGAGAGAAGGGAAGACCATTGTATGTAACTCCTTCCTCATCGAATCCAAGACCGTCAATCGGGAGTTTTGCCTTTGCCACAACTTCAGTCTTGAGTTCTCTGAGCTGATTAAGAACATTGGTTAAACGTTCTGACTCATCGGCATCCGTTTTGTAAGTTTCCTTAAGCTCTTTCCGTTTTTCTATGAGGTTAGAAAATTTGTTGATTGTATCTGCTTTCTTAATCTGCTCTCGAATCTTTCCTCCATCGATTATTGAAATACCTTTGTCCAGAAGTTTCTTTCTCTCTTGCTGTAATTCCTTTAATCTGTCGTTAAGGTTTTCTATCTCTTCTTCCGTTGTCTTTATATTGCGTTGTAATTCTGCAAGATGGTCAACTTTCTTTTGCCTGTCCAGGAGCTTCGTAACGTCCACAGGTTTTGCCTTTTCATATTCTTCTGGAATCTTAATGGCATCAATCTGATTAGCAAGAGATTTCACTCTCCTGTTTATCTCTGTCCGGGTCTCAAATAAGGTTTTGACTGCTGCATCTGTTGCGTCGATGTAGTTTGGATAATGAGACCAATCGCTACCAGAAATTAAAGTAAGTTTATCCCAGTCACCTTTAATCTTCCCTGCTTCCATAAGAAAATCACGTTGTATCTTCTTGTCGGCACGTGCAAAAGTTAAAGGGTCGAAAGAAAGTTCTCCGAGTAAACTATCGAGGAGTTGTTGAGGAGTACCGAAACCATCACCTTTTCCCGTTGTTACTTTAAGATGAGAATGTTCATTATCACTCCATACTCTCTCAATGATGTATTTAATCTTCTGGAAGTTTTTGGACCCGAGCTCAACTTTTACGCTTGCTTTTTCCTGTCCCTTTCTTATAGGAATTTGAGGAGATGCTTTCTTTCCCCCGAGTGCAAGCCAGAAAGAATCTAAGACAGAGGTTTTTCCCTGTCCGTTCTTTCCCGAGATAATAACAACATCACCCTCCGGGGTAATGCTTACAACTTTAATCCGCTTCACATTCTCAGCTTCGAGTTTGAGAATGCGAAGTCCGTCATTTTTTTGTGTCTTTTGCTTTGGCATTTTTCCTCCACTTCTTTAAGGTTAGACTAATCTGTGTTACCTCCTTTCGTTAAGTCATTGATTTTCTCAAGAATAGCCTTGTTGTCTTCTACTTTTTTACTATATCGAGAAAGAAGACGCTCAAATTTTCCTAAGAGAGTTTTCGCCTCAGAAATAAATATCTTCCTTTCATCTTCAAGACTAAGATATTCTGTTGTCAGTTTTATTTTAATCCCGCCTGTTTCCTTTTCTCCTTCGACTTTTTGAACTGGTTTCCAGTTACCAGAATCCAGAACCGCTCTACATTCTCTTTCATTATCAACTGAAGTCTTTCTGAAAAAATTTCTCTTTCTTCCCTTAGTAAACAAAAATACTCTCTTGCATTTAGGACAAATAAAAAGGTCGGGAAAGCATTTGATTAACCTTGCTTTCTTGCACTTCGGACAGTCTGTAAAAGTTTCTACTGCGTCATACATTCTTATCACCTCCTTCCTCATATTCTATAATTTCAGGTTCTCTTGCTCTAACTTCCCAGACCACAAGCCATCGTTTCACGAATGGAGGATAAGGAAATTTCGCAAACTCTTTCAAGCCCTCTGCAATGTTTTTTCTTCCGAGTTTCGAGTTAGCAAAGATAAGTTCTTCACCATTCATTGCGAGAAGGTCAGCTCCTGCTAAATCCTGTTTGACGAATATAACTTTTGGTTCTTTTGTAAATTTATCATATGTTACAATTCTCTGTAAACGTTCTACATAATCACACCAATAACCCTGTTTGATAAACCATTTCTTTGTTTTCCTCTTGTAATAATTTCCTTTATCTCTCTTTCCCATTCTCTATCTCCTTTAATTTTTTCTTGATTTTCCCCCATTCTTCCTTTGAGACAAAAACACCCTCACTAACAGACACCACAGTATCTTTTTTTACCGCTTTTAACGGAGAAAACCGTCCCGATTTCGTGCGTTCTTGCTTGACTTTATATCTACCCTTCAGAAACGGGTTGCGTCTCATTCTGAAGCCCCAGAAAACGCATAGGATGTTAGGACATAATCTCACCCCTTTAACGCTTCCCTCCTCTATTCCGCCTTGACAATCAACGCAATTTATTCGGATAGCCTTTAGGGGAGTGAGTCTGCCCCACTTTTCAAGCCATAATTTTATCTTGTCAATCATTTAACAATCTCCTCAACCTCTATTATAATCTGCCAAGCGTCTAAAGCCCGCTTGAGAAGTAATTCATCAGCTATCCATTGAAGCAATAACAATTCAAGCAAAATAAGTGCTATGATTATATATTTCATAACATTCGCTCCCTCCATATCAGGATTTTGCTTCCTTCCCGTTTAAACTTTTCTACTACTCCCCACGTATATAAGTATCTCAACTTTCTATCACCGTGAGAAATTTTTGGTGATAAACTGAGGCAATGCTCAACCAGTTCGATTGTATTGAGCGTTCCATAAGCCCGCAAAAGCCTAAACACTCTTGCGGGTTGTGTTGTGTTTCGTTCGTCTCTGAGTTTCTCTTTTAGTTTACGAATTTCTTCAGGCTCTTGTTGCTCCTGTCTCAATCCTAAACTTAATTGTGTGCCGTTCATTTTATTACTTCCAAGTTCTATGTTTTTCCGCTATCCATTCAACACCATCATATTCTTCTATTATGTATTCTATATCATCGGGAATTTCAACTATTTTTAATTCTGCAAAACAACCACTTGCTTTTTTCCCTAATGTCTCAATACATTTTATAAGTTCAGGAGCGTTTCTTTTTTTCTTATCACAATAATCATATCCATATCCGTCCCATTCTAATTTCAGAAATTTATATGCTTCTTTTGATAAACCGAAACCACCATAACAACTATTTATAGCAACTTTCATTTATATCTCACCTCTCTCTTAAAAGTTTACTCCCAAAATCCGTCAACGAAGCACGCTGGAAATAAAACTAACATTATGAAAATTTTGGTTGAGTAAAGAAATATGTTAATCATTTTTGCTCTCCATTTTCAAAAGTGCTATTTCGTTCTCGCTCTTCTGCCTCTACGCATTCAACATAGCAATTATAACACATACCATTATTGTCTTCTATATCATAAACTTCATCTATTCCACACCGCCAACATTTCTTTATTTTCTTCTCTTTTCTAAAGATTTGATTGTATTTAGATTCAGGGATGCTACTGTTGCAGGAACGGATTTTATCGGTCATTTCTCTAATGGGATTAAGTAAAATAACTCATTACAATCTTCTTTAATGCTATCAATAAGGACAGTAATCTCAGTATTTAACACTTTTTTTTCTCTGAGAAAACATCTAATATCGGTTAATGCATCATTGAAATTATTTACTTTTCCTCTTAAATCTTTACCAGTCATCTCATCTCCTTTCTCTTTATCTCGATTCTCACATAAAAAATTCATTACGCAGTCGTGGTCAACCTTTGCGAAATCCTGCAGATACTGTATGGTATATTCTGTACTTCTATTTTCGTTTTCACAAATTATCAAACCTGCCTCTAACATCATTCTTGTTCTTAGATTCATTCTTATTTCCTTTCAAGGCTCGGTTGGCAATTCGATAATTGCAACTTACCACCAACTATCAGGATAGGACGAACCTCCGTTCAGTCAGACTATCACATCACAACCGAGCCTCTCATTCTTATTTCAATGCCTCCTTCATATCGTTGAGTTCTATTTCTGCCTTATCGTTCGGCAATCTCTCAAGTTTTTTCAATGTTACTTTCTTGAGATTCTCCTTATCCTTTGTTGGCAATTCTGCAGGTGAAATCTTTTTCCCTTTGGCAACGCACTCAATGGTTACATTCACAAACTCAGCAATAAATTCCTTTGTGTGTTTTTGCTTTGGCTTAGACTTTCCTTTTTCCTTGGTGTCTTCATTTTTGCCATTCCCGAGAACCTCTTCTGTGGTTTGAGGTTTTTTTGGTTCTTCTGTTTCAAGAGGTGGAAAAATTTCATCTGTCGAAACCTCGCCATCTTTAACCATTTGTCCTGCAGAACGAAGTTGAGTAATATCTTCTATTGTCCAATCGTTCTCTTTTTTACCAAGGAATATAATCAACCGTTCAACTGAAATACCATAACCCTGAAAAAAAGAGATTGCTTTATTTCTTGCTGTATCAATCCCATCTTTTGTTATGTTTTTCAGAACCGCCTCTTTTGCCCTCTCAATAGCTTGTTTAACGAGCCATTTTGGGACCGCGTTCAAGACAACATTTCTTATTGCCTTACTCTGTCCAATCTGAAAAATCATATCCTGCGCTCGTTGCTCATCATATTTTTTCCCTATATCTTGCGCTTTTCTCTGTCTATAGGTCCTCATCAGGGTAAAACCTTTTTCGAGGTCAACGAAGGCAGCTCGGAAAGTGTAACACTCATCGTTCTCACTTACTTCTACGGGAATAGCACAGTTTGTCCATTCTCTTGCAAGTGAAACAGCAAGCCCAACGCTTCCACCTTCCACGATTTTCTTGCCATACTTCGTATTGATTGGCCAGGAATAATAAAATTCCTGTCCACCAAACTCAGCTTCTTTGAGAACGTTTTTCACAATCTCATCGATGTCTCTTGGTTTTTGAACTGATATTGCAGTATGATATTCAACCTCTGTTTTAATCAGAGTTTTCCCTCCTTTGAGAATATCGACTCTCGGGTCCAGAGTAGAGACAGGAATATCAGTAAAATCCTGTTGTTTTGTTTCATCTTTCTTCTTCACTTTTATCACCTCCTTTTTATATTTTTTTCTCCACAAATATATGAAACATCAACCTTCCTAATGCTAATTTAACCGTATCAAGAAATATAAAACCTCTTTCCAATGTCTTATATTCATCTTCAGAAATATCGTGCCCAGTCCCAATAACACGAAAATGAATCTCTTTTTTAATGGTGGCAAAATCTGACTCTGGTTTTACTAATGCATATACAACTATTTTCCCTCTTTGCTCTTTAACAGATAAAATCCGAGCAGGATTTTCAATCAACAAAGTAGGTCTATCTTGAATGGGTAACTCATATTTGTAAATCTTATACATTTTAATCACCTCCATTCTCTATGGATTTCTATAAGGGCATGTCCAGAAGTATCCACACCATTTTTCATCACACATCCAGCTTTCACCAGGATCCGCGGGCATGAAAACGCCTTTTTCGATTCCCATTAGCATTGTATTCAACCGTTTCAAAAGGATGTCAATATCTTTGTGGGATCTCTTTGTTTCAAGGAATTGATATTTCGGAACTTTCGTATTTACAAGAACATCCAAAACAATGTTTGACGGTGGTTTACCAAAGAGAAACTCATAAGCAAGAGCGTAACAAGTCAGCTGAGATGTTAAATCAATAACTCTTTGATTTTTGCTTTTACTTGCTGTTTTTAGATCTCTCACAAAACCTTTGTCATCTATAATATCAATACGCCCTGTGAGTTTTGTGGTTTCAAGAGGAATCTCAAACCAGAGTTCTATCTTATCAGGCATAATTTGTGGAGCGGTTTCATCACAGTATAAACCAGCAAGTTTAACCGTGTCATCTTTACTCTCTCCAATTATTTGACTCTTGCGAGATTTATCCTCTTTTGTGAGCCATATACCGTCTTTTAGTTTGTCATCGAAAGTAGCAGAAACAACTTCGATTATGTCAGATTTTTTCTTGTCTTTCTTTGTTGCAAGTTTATATTTATTGTTCTCCTCCGCTCCCTTGTGAATCGAAATACCTCTAATCAAAGCAATCCCAGGAGGAATTTTTTCACCTTCAATATATCTTCTACGATATTGCTCTCCACAACGGGAATACATTGATAACTGAGAATAACTAATATGGTCAATCATCATCTTCACCTCCTTCCGTTATAAGTTCTCCATTCTCATAACTATCACCGCACTCATAACAATGCAGGACGCTCTGTTGCCCTGAATGACCATCAGTTCCGCTCCAGTAGTATGTGTTTAAGCTATCACAAGAAAGGCATCTCATTGCTTCTCCTTTTTTTTATATCTATGGCAGTACTTGCAAATTTTTTCAGGTGTACCAGAAGTTTCATAGACACAGTTCGGACCCGCATATCGTGAACATTCCTCCGCTTGTTTTATTAACTCATCTTCTTTCTTCTCTTTTTTTGAATCTGCTTTCAGCTCTAACTGATCAAACTGTTTTCTTAGTTTCTCAGTTGATAAGATATTGTTTTGCCAGAAACCATCTTGTTGACACCACTTGATTATTTCTCGAATCCGTTTTGGTTTTCTCTTATCTAATCGAATCATTTTATCAATATGTTCTGTCCACTTCTCTTTATTTGGTTTTTTGAAATCTGGCTTCCTTTTTCTGATTAAATCAAAAAGATATTTGGAAAGTTGAAATTCGATAGAATTTTCAACAAAAGGTTTTTTCTTTCTTTTATCTTTACTTATACTTTTCTTTAACTTAAACTTTACTTTACTTGTACCCGGAGTTACTCCTGAGTTACTCCTGAGTTGCTCCTGAGTTGGTAAAGGTATAGTTGGCTCTGCTTCTCTGTCAGCCCTTAATTTTGGTTGCTTTTTAACAAAATCGGGGACAAAAATATAATCTTCTTCATCTACTTCGTAACGAACAATAAGGTCATTTTTCTCTAAATCTTGTAAATAGGATTCTATTGTTTTAAGTGAGTGTTTTAATCTTGTAAAAATTTGTCCTTTTATATCTTGAATGTTACCAGAAAAACAACCATTAATATCGAGATTAGTCAGGAGCCAGGTATAAAGCAACCTTGCTCCATCAGTTTTTAACTTTGGCATTTTCTTACTCTGACAAATTGATTTCAATATTATTCTTCCCTGTGGCATTTTTTTCTTTTAAGGGCGGGTTGAGTTATCTCGAAGATTTGGAGGTTCTATGAGATACCCGCCCTGTTGGTTAATTTTAGTTATAAATAGTTTTTTTTACGATATTACCTGTATCAATATCAACTAATTCTTTTATTGTGATTAGTGTTTTTTGGGTAGTTGAGAATAGCCATCTCATACCATTCTGGGTAACAATTTCAATATATTTTTTCTTTCTCTTTGTTCTCATCCTTCCTCCTTCCAAACATTGACAAATGGAGTTCTGATTTTATGCTCTCTTGAAGACGAACTCAAAACTTCATCGGGATTAGAATAATGATTTCCCACAAGGTTGATTGCTTCCACTTTTGTTATTTTTAATATTGCTCTCTCGTCTTTATCTTTATATTGCTTAAAATATTTCATCCTTCCTCCTTTTTGGTTTTATGCCTCCAATTTATCGATATATCGAAATCTCAAATGGCAACTGATACATTCCATTTCATTGCCATTTTCATCATTCTCAGCGTAGAAAGAATGTTGGCTAAGGATTCCAGTGGCATTTGGGCAAGGCTCTCCTGCCTTTTTCTCGAACTCTGCCCGTGCCTTCTGATATTTTTCAATCTTTTTCATCCTTCCTCCTCATATACCAGAATTTGACAGGGAATATCAAGGTTGAGAGTTGCTTCTCCAGACCGTATGCAATTCCCATCGTTGTATTCATATCGGAGAGATTCGACTTTTTCTCCCTTTCCGAATTCTTCTATCCAGATAGGATACATTTCCTCAGAAAGTCCCAACCATTCTTGGGCTTCTTTCAGAGAAACTTCAGCAACTTTTCTCATTCTCATCTTTCCTCCCATATTAAAAAAGGGGAACACAAGAACAGGCTGGTGCAGATAACAAATGGTTTAGATTTGAAATCTGACCTGTCCTTGTGAGAGCCCCTTTATTAAAAATTTCTTTTTTGAATCCATCTATTATCTGCACCATAATCATATTTGCATTATATAAGAAAATCTAAAAAATGTCAAGTCTTTTTTTCAAGAAAATTCAACTTTCTCAAAGTTTGTATGAGTTTTTACTGAAAAATCACAATATATACTTGTTATTTTAGTAAAAAAACACAGTATTTGTATGGAAAACTAAGGGGAAAACACAGTATTTGTTTGTTTTTATATGTATTTAAGGGGAATTTACTAACTTATAAAAAATAAAGAAGTTACCAAATACGAAGTTCTGAACTTATTCCTATCACATTGTCTCTTTCTCTTTTTTGCTCGATTATCATTTCTCTGTTTTTATAATATCCCTCGAAGGTGAATCTCCAGAAAGAGCAACCTGTTTTTATTCCGAATGAAGTGGTTATATAAGGGAGCAATGATGTTTCATTTAAGAGAGATACCCCTGTCCACTTGATAGGGTTTGAAAATCTTTTCGATGACAATTCATATCCCTTTTCTGTGTCTGTTGTTGTCATCTTAAAAGCAGGAGGCACATTCTCAAAAGGAACTTTCTTAATTGTGTTTTCTCTTCTCAGCCACATAATACCAGAACCGTCTTTGTATCGTTCTAAATCAAAACACCACCATCTTGTCGCAAACCAATCAGGTAGTTTTTCTTCTTCCGTATATTCATAGATATACTCAGTGTCAACTTTGGCTTTTTTGTGTGTGAATCTCCACCACCACGATTTGTCTTCTTTTGGAATTTCAGGCAATTCAGGTTTGATAGGAAGTCTAACAACAACAGGCTCGGAATTAAATTGTCTTTTAGTCCACCAAGCACCTATCCTGCAAGAACTCACACACAACATAAATATACCGAATCCGATAAGGACATTTCTAACGAATCTAATCATAATATTTTTTTATAGGAAGCAGTGAAACTCATAACTACCCTGAAAAGTTATAAGCTCCACCAACTTCCAAGTGGAAAGAACCGTTGCCAAAGCTCCCACTATTATAATCATTTGTAAAGTCTCATATAATCTAAAATTCCAAGATAGATACCTTCAGCAATTATCTTGTGAATCTGTCCACGTTTTAGAAGTTTACAATCCTCTGTATTGCTCAAGAAAAGAGGTTCAACTACAACCGCAGGGCATTTCGTTTTCCTGAGAAAATAGAGAATAGGATACGAAGGGTCTAACCTGAAATTTCCAACATAGACACCACGTTTCTTTATCAATGCACTTCCAATAATCCCAACTGCACTTACATTTCCAATCTCTTTCAAAATAAATCTTGCAAGGTCTCTTGACTTCTGGGAAGGATAATACATACACAATGCTCCACGTTGTTTGACATCTGAGCAAGAATTGAGATGTACTTCGATTGCTATATCGGGTTTGCTTTTATTAACAATCTGCACTTTAGTCTTCAACCTTTCAGCAAAGTTCACAATCTGAAAACCTTTCTCATAGAGTTCCCTGTAAACATAACTAACAATCCTATGAGCTTCTACAAACTCAGCAAGTTTATATTCTGAAGATGTGGATCCAAGGTCTCCAGGTGGATTATGTCCGCAGTCTATGGCTATTCTCATTTATTTCTCTCTTTCCAAAGGTCATAGATATACCCCTCACTTTTCTCTTGAGATTTTTTGATAATATCAATATCATCTTTTATATCTACAACCATTTGTCTGGTTTGAGTGTGTTCTTTATCAAGTGAATGATGTGAGTTCTGAAGTTTGTTGAAATCTTCGTTAAGGTCATCATAGTTGTCTGCAATACTTTGAACTGTATCCTCTACTCTTTGCTCTGCCTTGATTGTAGTCTTCCAATATCCCCCTGCAAGAATAAGCAAAGAAATTAAGGGAAAGAGAAACCGAGCCCAATATTTTTTAATGCAAGATTTCTTATTATTTTCCATTCCCATTTTTTCCTTTTATAAAAGTGTTCAATGCTCCTAATCCGTTATAGCCTATTGCTACAACAACAAGAGCAGGGCATACAATTTTCAAAATTGCTGGGTCTGTAACAACCAGAGCAATTTTATATATTAAAATTGCACAGACAAGGGGAAGCATAAAATTTCTTGAAAATAATTTCTTCAAGAAGCAAAAAATAAAATCTCTTAAATCTTTCATAATACCTCCTATGGTGATGCTGGTTTAACTATGTCTTCTGTGATTTCTATTTCATTAAACAGTTGCCAATTCCCACTGCCAACATCTTCATATAAATCCATTTCTTGATTGTTGTCTGTCCACTGAACTTCGACTCCGATATAATAATCATCTTCTTTCCCCTGTGTATCAGTATCCTTAATGACAACTTTCAAATATCCAGTTGAAGGGTCGTCAACAAGGATCTCCCCGGAAACGCTCTTCTTTTTCTCAATCGTTGGAGTCACTGCATCTTTAGTTGTTTTAATCTGACACACAATATCATTGGCAGTTGCAAGGTTTGTGATAATGGCTCCTGCCTTGTCTTTGACAAGGATTTTTAATATTACATCATTTCCTGATTTAATTTTCATCTATCTCTCCCTCCAATTCGTATTCAACTATTACCTCACCGTGAATGTCTTTTTCTGTTTCTATAATCCCCTGCATTGGCTGTTCAAATACATCTCCAGTCAATCCATCATTATATCTAATAGCCACACCAAAAAACTCAGGGTTGTTTCTGTTTATAAATCTCCAGTCAGTCAAACCGATTTTTATGTCAAGTTTTTTTACTGATTGATTAAGATTGCTTAATGAAGTAAGGTCTATGAGGTTATACCCTCCATCATCATACTGTAACCATAATTTGAATTGCTGTTCAGTCTTTCTGTTATCAACTTCAAGAAAAGGAATAACTTTCTCCAGAGTTATAGAACTTCCGAAATCGTGTTGCAAGGTTGCGAAACGGTCATCAGCAATTTTCATTGTTGCTTTAATCAAATAAAAATTATCATTCCAGAAAGATGTATACCATATTGTTTTATTTGATTCATTAAGCAAGATAGGACAATAGGTAAATGCTGAACGATATATCCCTCCTTTGACAGCATTGTTTATCGGATCTTGAGTGGTAAATGTTAATTCGTCAACTGATTCAAGGTTTGAATCAACTAACATAAAAGGAAAACTATAAAGACTATTCAAACCATTTTGAATGATAAAATTTCCATCGGATAGTCTTATAATTCCAACATCATCACCTGTATAAATATCCGCAGGCAAGTTTTTAACTTCGATAAAGGCATAAGTAGAAACATTATATTTCCCAACTTTCCCGTTATTACATACAACGTATATCCCAGAATCATCAACAAAAACCGCTCTCGGTCTTGTCAATCCTGTTCCTCCTGTTGTTACATTTATTTCCTGTATCAAATTCCCATCTTTATCATTGACAAAAAGAGTATGGTTATAAATGCTTGTGCTGAAAATTCTATTATCGTAAAAGTGAATTCCCGCTCCGTAATAATATTTTCCCGCGACCGAACCAGAAGCATTATACGTCCACAGGTGAGTCCCGTCGGGTTGATATTTTTTTATAAATCCATTATTAAGAAAACAACTGATATAAATATTGCCATCGTCGTCGATAGTCATTCCGTATTTAGCATTCGGGTCATTGTCCGAAAATGTTACATAACTCTCTGCTGATAAATCCAGAGGGATAGTATAAAGCCTATCAGCAAATGTTGCAGTCGTTAAGAAGAAATCACCATTTGCTTTTATAGTATGGCTCATAACACTACCGTAAATCTTACCAGTCGAAACTGTGAAATCAGAAGGGATAATCTTCCCCGCACTTAACTCAAGAAGAGAAGCCCCGTCAATAGAAAATTGGCTCGCAGTTTTATTGAGAATTTGTATCATTATGCATCCAAATCCGTTTTGGTAAAATCTCCATTATCGGCAATGCCTATTTCCCACCGATGTCCGTTAGGAGAACAAAGTAAAAATTTATCCTCTATAGATTCTGCAATTGTAATATTTACAATATCTTCATGTGTTTCTGGACACTGAGTCGGTTCTGAGCCTTGATAACCTGTTGTATATTCCAATTCACAAGTATTGCAAAAATAACGATATTTATAAACCACGTTTACCTCCTAATTAAAAATGAACTCCGAGAGCGTGCAAATAGCCATAAGTTGCTCCAAGCCCTGTTTTATACATTTGTATTTCCCAGATTGCCTCAGTGGCGGGCACGTTGGAAATCGTGTTAATATTTATTATGGTTTTTGTGGCATTTGTTATTTGTGTTGTTTCTGCTATTGTTTGGCTGTTGGTATAATCGTATATTCTGAAAGCTACGCTGTCCGCTGTTGTATGCCCTACAATAGCAATTTTAGTCGGTGTGCCAATTTCATTTGTGCCACGAAAAATAAAACTACCCATAACTGTATATGTTGTATTAAGTGTTCTGAGGTAAGATTGCCCTTCTTCATTAAAAGAAAATTCCAGTATTTTAAGAACCGTTATATTTGTTAAACCTGAGCCGTCGCCAAAAACATAATCAAAATCTCCCGTATCTGCTTCTGCTTTTGTTGGATAACATCTTATAGTATCGGTTGCACTTAATACCTCAAAGTGTGTAGGAAGAAGCCTTGCTATTTCAGTCCCTCCAGGTGTAACTCCTACAGCTGAACTATCTCTAAATGAAAGCCAATAATTAGGAAGAACACCATCACCTGCAAACGTTCCTCTGGCTTGTATATATATTTTTTGAGATACCTGAGCAACATTGTTTCCCGTTGCTGTATCCCCTTTTGAAATAAACTCTATAGGTGGCGAATTCGTTGCTGAACTATCACTCGCATCTCTTGGATTCAATATAATTTCATCTGGACGGGTAATAATGGTATCTATTGTATCTGTTACCATTATTCCATTATCCCCTTGGAAGTATGCAACTAAAGCCCCGGAAGAGCAAGCCTCTGCATAAATAGTATGATACCCCGCTTTAACCCAAAGCCCAAAACTATCTTCAGCAGTACCATAAAAAGCATAACTATTATTTGGAAATATTGTATCAGTCACTGCTACTTTAGAAATAACTCCCATCATAGCAGAATTGAATTCACCTGACAATGAATCGGTTACTGTAACAATCAATCCCCAACTCTGTCCAGCACTCACCAATAAACCCGTATCTTGTATTGCACTAATGTGAGCGGCATAATCTTGGTCATTCAATACTTCTAAACTCTTACGGGTAGTTGTTTGTTTCACCATTGCTTTATTATTACAAAATATAATTCTTGTTTTAAGGCTGTCGCTTGTATGAATCGAATCAATGACATAAGGGATAGTAAACCTTAACGTTCCCAAAGTATCTATAATTACAACTGTATCCTGTCCACCATTCCTTATGATGATAATTACAGTAGTACTATCTACTTTATCATCATTGAGATAGATGTCGTCATCTATATAGAGATTGTCTTTCACCCAGAAACCAGAAATAAGTAATGCTAAAAAGAGAATAACTACCAATGCTTTCTTATTCATAAAACCTCCTAAAATGTTTCTTTTATAGTTACAAGTGCTTTCACAATTAAAGGGTTCCCAGAAAGGACAGAATCCTTACAATCATCATCACCTGCATCTTGTAATTTTATGTTGACCTGCGAATCGTTCTGACTCGCCACGTATGCCTGACGTCCTCTTGAGGTTGAAATAATCTGAACTATTGCATTCGGAATAGATGTTGGTAAAGGATGCCCGACTCCATTCTCATCATTCAAATTCTGAAACTGAAAAGTCTTGTCTGCACTATTCATAGATAACTCAACAAACCACTTCCATTCACCAAGAGGGATGTGTTCTTTTACCAATACACTATTTATTTTAATATCATAGTGTGAACATATCTTGCTCGGGTTACTGGTTGGATCTATTGTAAACTTATATTGATAACCGTCTGGAGTCGCTGTCGTTCCGTTAGAGGATGTCCCTGTAGGAAAAGCCTCAACCGTTGATCCCGTCTGAGCAGTTCCATATTGATCCCTGTCAACATAATATTTCCGTAAATATTTCATTGCCATAAACTACCTCACTTTACTTTTTGAAATCAAGTTGTGATATTGACTCAAGCCCTTCAAAGTAGAGAACTCCTCTATAGCCATAATGTCGTTCATAAGCATATTTGATATTAGTCCATCCTTTCGATAAATATACTTGGTACTCTTCACTCTGATCAGAATGAGGTTGGATTTTAATTACATCATCATGGTTGAGAAGATTCAACAAAAAAGTTTGACAGTCATTGAGGTCGTTATCATCTGCATCTTTGCTCATTCCTGGATTGTCTATATCAAAGAGAAACAAGAGACTGAAATTTGTCCAGTATCCTGCCCTATATATTTTTTTCTTTCTGCTACCAAGCAAGATTGGAGGACCATCAAGATCTGGAGGGCAGTCAGGAGTTATCTTGCTAATATCCCTACCACTGAACTCATATTTTTCTTTTATTCTGAGTTCCGTTGTTGATGCTCCTGTGGTAGTTCCCGCTCCCGAACCTCCTGTAATCGTAATTCCTTCTGCTTGATCAAAGAGGTCTCCATTGTCATCTTGTCTGACCTTCCATATTCTTGTTGTATTGTTATACTCGAGTAATACACCTGTATCCCCTGTTATAGCTCCAACAACTGGTTTTCCAATATCAGTAGGAATTGCATTCACATATCCTGAAACTTCAAAGGTTAAGATGCGCACTGTCTCATACATTTTCACAACTGGAAAATCATCTCCCATCAATTGGTTACTCAACTAATTCACCTCCTGGCACTTCTTCCAAAATATGCTCATGGTAAGTAGCTCCTTCGATTTCAAGTAACTCCAATTTCATCCTATAAAAATCTTTTCCTTTTGGTGAAGATACAAATGATGATGCCATAACGATTGTATTGAGATTCCACATCACACTTCCATCCGGTTGTCTTATTGTTTTAACAATCTTATCCATAGTTTCTGGTTCTACATACATATCTCTTTGAGTAAAAATATACTTTTTGATTTTGTTATAGAAATTGTAATAAAAATCTGCAACCGCTTCGATGGTTCCCTCTGAAACAAACCTACTATCAATTCGTAAAACTTTAGCATTAAATCCTGTCTCACCTCTTCTGGTACGAAGATTATATTTTGAATTTTCAATTATCACTCCATCATAATAATGCTTCCATATTTTTACAACTGGATAAGCATCACAATCATTGGAGTCAAGTGTATCAGTATCCCTGAAAGACTCTCTATATCGAAAAATAACTTTCAATAATCCTGGACGTG